TGGCTCAGACGACTTTCGCTGGCCCTATTAGATCACTCGCTGGTCTTATTAATTCAGGATACAATGGAGTAGTTAGCCTAACAGCTGATACTTCAATTACTGTGGCTTCTCATGCTGGACGACCACTTCTTTGTAATGATGCGGATGGAAAGTTTACTCTCCCAAGTATCGTTGTGACAGAACCTACAGATAAAGGTGATCCAAACCAATTAGCAAACTTAGGCGCAAGTTTTACGTTTATAGTTGTGACTGCTGCTACTGACATGGATATCTTAACTGATGGTACAGATAAATTTGTTGGTGGAGTTTACACAGGCGTAGATGATGCAACTGGTAAGACTTTCATCTCAGGTGCTTCTAACGATGTGATTACTCTAAACGGTAGTACTAAAGGCGGTCTTGCAGGAAGTATTATTAGAGTCACAGCCATAGCTAGTGCGAAATACGCAGTAGAGGGAATAACTCTTGGCTCAGGCACACTTGTTACTCCGTTTGCAGACGCTTAATACGGGAGTAAATTGATATGGCAGATGCAGTTACCAGTACAACTATTATTGATGGTACGCATAGAGCAGTCATCCAGATAACTAACCTTAGCGACAGTACTGGTGAAAGTGCTGTCACAAAGGTTGACGTTAGCGCGTTGAATGCTAGAGCCGATGGAACTGCGTGTAGTGGTGTTACTATTGATAAAGTACACCACTCTGTAACTGGTTTCACCCAAGTGCAATTACTTTGGGACGCAACCACGAACACAATCGCATTAGCATTGGCAGAGTCAAGTAATGGGCATATGGACTTTAGCGGTTTTGGTGGGTTACAGAATACCTCTGGCTCTGGAAAGACAGGAGATATTGCTCTAACTACTATAGGAGCTGCCGCTAACGATACTTATGTTATCGTTCTTGATTTGTTAAAGCATTACGGATAGATGGCTACTTCAGGTACTAGAACTTTTAGTTTAGACGTAGCGTTAGCTATAGAGGACGCATACGAACTAGCAGGACTCGAACTTCGTACAGGTTACGATGCGGTCACTGCTAGGCGTTCTCTAAATCTAATGTTTGCAGATTGGTCTAACAGAGGTGTTCAGCTTTGGGAAGTTGTAGAGGTCTCTCAGACTTTAACTGAGGGAGATTCTTCTTACGACCTGAATGCTTACGATATTGATATACTAGACGCGATAATTCGAAGAACTGTTAATGGTATTCAAACTGATTTTCAGATCTCTAGGGTTGATCGTAATGAGTACTTCAATATTCCTAATAAGAACTCTAAAGCTAGGCCCACACAGTTTTATGTAGAACGCACAATAACACCTAAAGTGTATTTGTGGCCTTCTCCAGAAAACTCGACGGATCAGTTTATATCGTACAGATGGCAACGTATCCAGGATGCTACCGCTTCTGTTAACGATCTTGATGTGCCTAGTCGATTCTTACCTTGTTTAACTATGGGATTAGCTTACTACTTAGCAGTTAAAAAGAACCCAGATAAAGTTGCTTTATTACAGCCTATGTATGAGCAAGCTCTTATGAACGCAATGAGGTTTGATGAAGATAGGACATCTGTACATTTGATTCCTAAAATAAGTTCTGTTTTCACCTAATGGCATATGCACAAGGTAAACACTCACTAGGCGTTTGTGATCGCTGCGGGTTTGCTGTTAAATATCTACAGCTTCGTATGGAATGGACAGGTTTTAAGGTCTGTCCTGAGTGCTACGAGCCTAAAAACCCTCAGCTTGATCCTCCGCTTATACCTACAGATCCTGAAGCACTTCATCAACCTCGACCTGAAGTACCGTTACCTCAAGCGCAACTTGGACTGGTTATAGCTAACAGCGCAACTTTTACAACGAGTGCTGGGGTTAATGTAGGTGCTCTTCCAGCCACTACAGCAGACCCTATTGGTTCAGACTTTTCAGCAGAAGGGGCTACAGGTAGTATTGGCACAGTAACAGTGGTGACTACATGAGCTGGACATACGCAACATTAAAGACTGCTATTCAAGATTATTGTGAAACGAGTGAAACCACATTCAACAATAATTTATCAGTGTTTATTCAAGAAGCCGAAGAGCGGATTCTAAAAACTGTTGAGATTCCTGATTTTAGAAAGAACGTAACAGGTACAGCCACTTCAGGCAGTACTTATTTGTCTATGCCTAGCGATTTCCTGGCTCCGTTGAGTTTAGCAGTTATCTCTAGTAGCGTGTATACATACTTGTATTTGAAACACGTTTCGTTTATTAGAGACTATACGCCGAACGCATCGACGACAGGGGCACCCATTTATTATGGA